AGATAAAGCAGAATAAAGTTTATAATATTCAGTATTAATTACTTTAGATAAATTATTACTTATTAATTCTTTATTTTTATCAATGTTATTATGAGCAATAATATAAGAACATTCTTGAGATATTTTAAAACCAACAGCTTTAAAACCTAATTGAATAGCCCTTTCACATTGACGAATTTCTTTCTTTTCTGTATCTTCAAAAGTTTTATTTAAAACAGCATTAAGTTTAGCAATATTGTCTCCCATTTCTTTCATTGCTTTACTTATTTCAAGCAATGGTTTATCTTTAGTTTTAGCTTTAAAATAATCAACCAATCTAATAATTAAAGTATATATGAGAAAAACACTACTAGAAATAATAACTGTTATGTAAGAAGAATCTCTAACGCTTTCATTTATAATATCATTAACTGTTTTTAATTCTTCCATATTAGTAAAATCTACCACCCCTTTAATAGAGGTGGTAGATATTTAAATTACATAATTATACAAGTTCTTCACCACCACCGCCGCCGTTATCATCATCATTAGAACTACTTCCAGCAGAAATCATATTATTATAGAAATCTCCTTCAGGAAGAATAGTATCAAGATAAGCAATAAGCGGATCAGATTTTTTTTCTCCACCACTTTTTGTTACAGGTAAAGAAGCCGCTGATGGACAAGCAATGTAAACATTTTGCCATACTCTTTCATCACGAGTCTTAGAAGCATCTCTACCAACCATGAACCTAAGAGTATAAATAACATAACCTTCAGTACTATACACACCGTCGGTATCGTCTTCACCGTTGCGATTATCACCAGAATCATTTAATTCAAAGTCTTCTACATATTCAGGATAACCAGGAATTACATCACGACCTTCTCCATTTGTATGATAGAAACCTTTACCTGCAGCACAGAAAGAAGCAAGTTCTTGAATATATTTTTTATCACCAATAGCTTTTTCGGCATGAGTAATACTCAAAGAAGTTCCAGTAAGACCATCAGTTGCAACAACTTCCCAATCCTCACCAACATTATTACAAGTAATAGTTAATTGACCGTTACTTCTTGTAGTTGTAAAGTTAAATTTATCATTAACTTTATCGTCCATAGCTTTCTTAAGAGCAGCAGATTCTTGGTAAGAAGCGTTGTTAGTACTAGCAACAACACTTACAGTCCAACTATTTCTTTCGTGAGGAACAACACCTTTCTTAAAGAAACGAAGAGTGTATTCTTCACCAGCAACAGTAGAAGGAACAGTAAATACGACAGAAAAAGAAGCACCAGCAAAAGGAAGAGCTTTAGTTACTCTCAAAGTTTTAATATCAACTTCGGGAATAATAAATGGATGTTGACCATTAGGGCGACCAAGAGCAATCGCAAAATTCTTTGTAGCAGGTGCAGTTAAAGCAGTATCAGCACCTAATTCAAAAAAAGTAATACCACCAGGAACAAGTCCAGATAAGTCTTGAACATTATCATCAGTAAGACCGGCATTAATAGGACTTGCAGCAAGAGCAGTAGCACTTTTTACAATTAAAAGTTGTCTCATTGTTTAAATAATTTAAATTTGTTAATTAATTAGTTTTGATAACCTTCATTTGCGGGACGTGCTTCATTACGAGTAGTTTCCCGTTGTTGAAGTTGTTGATTTTGTTGAGCATTATATAAACCTCCATTAAGAGAAAGACTATACAAATCAACAGCATGTTTAAGAATATCTACGTGCATACTTTCTGGTAAGTCACAATCAACATTTGTACCAGCGATATCAGTACCATATCTAACTTGTGCAGGTTTAGAAATGTAAGACATTCTAAACTTATAAGGAACAAGGTTGTTTTCAAGATGATAAAGGTTACCTTCTTTAATAAAGGTATCTACATACAAATCAAAAGTACCGTTGTTGTAAGTAACAAGAATAGGAGTACGAATACGATTTTTTAATACAAAGTCATTAAGTGTATCAGAAAGATAAGCATCATCTATAAGACGAACAGGAAAATAATTTGTTTCAATAGCTTCACCTTCCGTAAAAGTAGGAGCAGTACCACCATGCGTTCCAGAATAACCTGTACTTGTAACTTTATAACTAAGAGAAAAATCAACAAGATATAGATAATCTGGAGCAGTAGTTGTAGAAACATCACCACCTCCAGTTTGTTTATTAGACATCTTACCCGTAAGCATATTGGCTGCAAGAAATTCCATAAAAGGTGTAGAAGTAGACATATCAAGTTCTACAACTTTATATAGAGTACGAAGAGCATTAATCTGACTAATTTTTGAATTATCAGTAATTACTCTATCGTTTCTAATACCAACATTTTCACGAACAAGTTGATTTACTAAGTCTGAAATAGAAGTATTAATTAGCACATCAATCTGCTCAGGAAGAATAGCACGAACATTCTGCATACCCATTTGTTGAGCATACTGACGAAACCATACATGCATTTCAGCAATATTCATAATTCAAATGTTTTAATTAAGTTTAAGTTTATTTTCTAAAGCACTACGAATATCTTTGTTCGCATCATTTTCAAACCAGGCAATAGCTTCATTCATATTAGAACCAACAAATGTACCATCAGGCATAGAAATTTGTTGATTAAAGTCAGAACGAATCAACTCACCACGAGTAATAAGAGTTTCAATAAAAGCTTTCATTTGAATGTTCTTATCACTAACTAGTTTGTTAAACTTATCCGGATTAGTATTAACAAAGTCCATAACAATACTTTGCTTAGAACTATTGTCTTTTAACATGGCTTCAGCAAGATTATCATTACGAATAATACTAATAGCGACAAACACAGAATTAAACTTATCATTGTCATTAGAAAGTCTAACAAAGTTAGCCATTGCATCGCTTCTTTCTTTAGTAAGTTTCTTTTGACGTTCTTGTTCTCTAGCTTCATCTTTAATATAAAAACGAATAGTAGGATCAGAATTAATCAAAGCAACATCTTTAGCAACTTCCTTATAAAGCAAACAATGACGATACATCAAATAATTCTCAATATCTTCAGGATGACCATATTGATATTTAGTACTCTCAAGAGTATTAAGTGCTTCAATTTTCTTCTTAAGAGCATCTTTAATAGCAGAAGTATTAGATCTATCTACTTTGTCATATTCAGCATTAATAGCATTTTCTTTCTTTTGAATTTCAAGATAATCTTTTTTGTGATCATACACAAAAGAAGTGTTTAACGCAACATCGTTTTCACTAATAGTAAATTGAATATTACTTAACCAAGCTTTCACCCTTGTAATATAATCAGGATTATTAGGAGAAATACCAATTAATGCAGGGAAATAAGCATCTACTTCTTTAGCATTCGAAGAAAGAACTTGACAAGAACGAATACAAGAACCAATTGTTTCTCTACGTTGTCCAAGAACTTTCATATTAGCTTTACGATAATTTGAATAATTATGAACAAGACTGATTGTAACAGTTCTTTTATCAATATAAGGAGCATTCAAATCTTCTTCAAAGCTATTACTCTTTGGAGTTTCCTGTTTTGTTGAAGTTTTAACTTCTGTACCAGTGTTTGGTTTAATTTCCATATTACTTCTTTTTAATTAGTTTATATTAATGATTAGAGAACACACTTGAGTTGCAACATCTTAGTAGCATTATTAACTTGCAAACCCATAGTACTCTTAACTTCGTAACGGCTCATATCAATTTCAGTTGCAATAGAATTTGCAGGAACACCACCCCAAGATGCAGGAATAGGAGTAAGACCTTTCAAAATACCTACAATATGAACTTGACCTTTCAGACGAACCATACGAACATTACGAAGACCCTCATAAGTACTCATATCAATCAAGAAGGCTTGATGAGAACTCATAGGAAGACCTGTACGAGGATGGATGTTACCATTAGATTTGTCATTATCAGCAATAGTACCTCTATCCAAGAAAGGCAAGTGTTTAACGGTGATAATATGACCATCGACAGTCTTATATCTACGGAAATATTTACCATAAGAAAGACCACCATCAAAGTCTTCAATCATCTTATCACCAAGAGGAGTAGCAAAGCCCTCAGCTTTAGCATCATTACGCATAGCCATGTCAAAGTCTTGCATGAAACCTTTACCAGCCATAAGAACTACTTCCATATTACCGGTATCAGTATCTTTATCAAGAACATCACCGATAGTACGCTCAATTTTGTTAAGAGTCAAAACTTCACCATAAGTGTCATAATTGGATTCACGACAAATTTCCATCATACCAGCAGTCTTACGAATAGGTTGACCATTATCAGGATCAATCATAGTAACTTCGCCATTAGCATTACAGTTATATACGCTAAGCCAAAGTTCCTCTTCATTCATAATACGACGCTGAATTTCAAATTGACGCATTTCCTCATTAATCCACAAATTAGTAGTACCACCACCAGCAGTCTTAAACTCATAAGTAACAATAGTATTAGAAATGTTACCTGCAATCTCTTTAGAGTAACGAAGAACTTCAAGTTGTGAAGTCATCTTACCAGGTCCCATAACATTACTACGATTACCCTTAGAATAAGACAAACTAACAGTAGGAGCAGTCATACTCCAATACTTACCAACAGAAAGATTATCCAAATCAACAAAATTGTTAGGATTAGGAGAAGTAAGTTGCAGACGATAAAGATAACCGCCGTGAGGACCTTCTCCAAGATCTTTCATAATACGTACATGAGTACGACCATCGGGAGCCATCAAACCATATTGTTCAATAAGCCAATGAGTAGCAAACTCAACTTCAAACATAGCACCACCCTTACCTGGAGTAGTATTGGCTTTATTGAAGTAAACAACATAATCATTAAACTTCATTCTACCCATAGTTTTCCAAGTCCAAGTTTCAGTACTGATATCAATAGTACCAGCACTACCTTGACCTTCAGTAAGGAAAGTAAGAGGAAATCTATCATCATCCATACCAAAGGTATAAGTCAGAGTCTTATTAATTTCCTCAGGTTGAGTAAGCATAAGATGAGCAATGGTTTCTTCATTGGAATAACCTCTGTCATCATAATTACCACGAGAAACTTCTCTAAGTTTGTACATACAATTAATAAATTTAGATGATTAATTAATTTTATTTATATGAGATTACTCAAAAACAAGTTTAGTTTTATCACCGCTTTGTGCTGGCTTATTAATTTTAATATGGCGTTGGGTACGATTTTCTTTAGATTTAGCTACAAGGCGATGAACACCTTCTTCTTTAATAGCCATATCTACTAAATCTTTATAACTACCACCAGTCCAAAGAAGCCAAGCGTCAAGAAGTTCTCTTTCAAGAAGTTCTTTATCAGTTAGCTTGTTGAGATCTCTAGAGTATCCTGTCATTTTATTACCATTAGCATCAACTTCTGTTCCTTTAGAAACATAAGCATAAAAATCATCTAATTTATAGGTAATCTTTTGACCATTTACTTCTTTTACAATTGTTTCAGGAAGCAAATAACCGCCAATTCTACGCTCTTTAATAGCTTTATCAACATTAGTCCAATATTCTTGAATATCAGCTTCTTCTTGTTGTCGAGCAGCAGCGGCTTGAGCTTCAATATTTTTACGAGTTTGAACATCTTTAGCGACTAAAGCTTCTAGTTGAGCTTTAGCTTCATCATAAAGACTTCCTGTACTCTTAAGATATTTAATATAATTTTCATTTAAAGATTTATTACCAAACTCTTGAGCAGCCATTCTAATAACAGCTTCAAGTTGATTTTCATTATCTTTATCAAGTTCAATTACACTTCTATCTGGAATTTCACCAAAACCTTTTGGTGTTCCTTTAATAGTGACATAATCAACAAATTGTTTTAACAAAGGATTATCATTATACAATTTGTTAATAGCACCTTGTTGAATTTCATTAGATTTTAATTCAAAAACAGCATCAACATACGCTTTAATACCAGCAGCATCATTAGTAAATTCTACACTTTTTCCATTTTCATCAGTGATGTCAACACCAAAGCTTTCTTTAACAGAATCAATTGAAATATCACTATTATCTGCTTCGTCAGTAGCACCATTATCTTCAAGCCATTGTTTTACATCTTTAGCTTCTTTGAATACTTCACCTTTATCGTTTACAAGATCTCCTTTGTTATTGATTTTGTAAACTGTTCCATCGTATTCTACTTCAGTGCCTTCTTCAATATCATGTGGAATTTGATTCTGTTCTTCATTATTGTTTTCTCCACCTTGATTATTGGCATTATTTTCATTGTTTTTACCTGTAACATCATCAGTACCACCACCGCTTAAATGAGTAGTTTCTTCCTGAGTTGCAGGATTGTTATTTTCTTTAACATTAGGGTTATTACCAGCATTACCTTCTTGCGGAGGTGTTATTTGCTGAGTACCTTCAAAATCAATATCTGGCATAAGATTAAGTTTAATAAGATTATTACTTTATTACCTGCTAAAAGCACTGCAAAGATACAACATTTTCTTTAATAAGCAACACTTTTTTCGCTTTTAATAACTTTATTTTTTGTAGTACCATCTTTATGTATAGTATCATTACTGCTAATCTATATTCAATTTTTGTATTTATGATAGTAATGATTACAATTTGTCGGTTTTTGAGCCAATTCGTGACCTACCAGCGATTTTTATATATAAATAGTATAACTATATTATATGCTCTTTCATAGGCTAAATTCGCCAAATCAAAGTATATAAAAAAATAAGTCCTCTTTACTACTAGAATAAAGAGGACAAATAAACTTGGGAATGCACCAAGATTAAACCATTATAATAAACAATAACACAGAAGCTAAAATAGCACCAAGAATAGTACAAAGAACATCAGCTAAAACAAAAGGCTTTGTTTTATAAAATTTATCATAAAGTTCTTTGAATACAGCAGTAGTTAAAACAAGAATAATAGTTGTAATAACTCCCCTGTAGGAAGGATGCATACATAAAGATATTACACCAAAAGTAGTTATAGTAAGAATAACACCAGCAACAAAGTGTAATACGTGATTCTTAGTAATCTTTGATAGAAATTCTTTAATCTTTTTCATTTTCTTTAACATAAAGGTTACAGTGACAAATATTATTTTGTAAATACTCTGAACAAGGACATTGATCGTGACCATTTCTGTTTTTTACACTAGTTATACAATGACCTTGATTAACTATTATTTTATTTAGAATACTAGTAAGTTCTTCATCATCATTATTGAGAACAAATCCTTTTTTACGAATAATTTTAAATGAATGGTCCATTATTTATCATATTTATTTTTATTTGTTTTAGCAATTCTCTCTTTACTAGCTATATCTTCTCTTTTGAGTTGTCTTTCAGCAGCTTTGTTATAAATATCTGATTGAAGTTTTTCTCTTTCAAGATTTAGTTTATCATTAGCAAGACGAGTTCTATTTTGTTCAGATAATTGTGCAAGTCTATCTCTAGCAGCAGTATCTTGACCTGGAGCAAGTAAACTCATATCAACATCCATATATTTAAGCTGAAGTTCATATTGATATTTTTGTTCTTGAAGTCTTGCATCAACTTCACCTTGTGCTTGAATAACTGCAATCTTATTATTAAGTTCTTCTTGCTTAATAAGTTGTTCTGCTTGCTGCATATCAGCTTCATGTTTACGTTTAAGTTCCATAAACTTATCAATAGCAGCACTTATTTGAGTAACATTCTCTCCAACAATAGCAGCTTTAGCAGCTTCTAAATCTCCATTTTGAGCAGCACTGAAAGCCCATTGACGAAGTTGATTAATCTTATCAAGTTCTTTTTGTTCATTCTTAACAAGAATACCATAAGACGCCATTATATAAGAATTTACATCAAGACTTAAATAACGACGATTATTTTTATCATCAAAATAAGTTGTTTGAAGACCATCAACATAAGCAAGTTTAGCATAATCTAAATCACGTTGATAGTCTAATTTACGCATTTCATCAAACATAGCTACAATGATTACACTACCCATAGATGAACGAGCAATAGCTTCTTGAGTAGTAGCTTGACCTGCAGATTGTGCAATTTCACCATACCGCTGCATATTCATATCTACAAGTTCTCTACCTTCTTGTTTGATAGATTCTATAAGCATAGTTAATTGATTGATGTAATCTCCAAGATTAGCATTAAGAAGTCTAATTTGTGCCATTTTTTGAGAATTACTATCTTCTTCATCATTAACTAATAATACACCATCTGCTGCCATTTTATAAATCTTATCCTCTTCTGCACCAGCAATAAGAGATTCAGGTAAAAGAAGAATAAGCATTTTATTCTTAGCAATTACCATTTCTCTATGGTAAGAAAAGATATTACGCATAACTTGAAATGGAGTAACAAGTTGAATAATGCTAAATTTACCAAATAAAGGAAGAACCTCCATCATACCATTATAAGGAAGTTTACCTTTTCTTTGATAAACAACAGGTCTAGCCTTAATAGGATAAACGCCAGTCCAACGAGTACCAATACGATAACCTTCGTAAACTTGAGTTTCATAAGTCCAACTAATATCTATATCACCAAACTCTGGATTAAATTCATAATCTTCTTCAACAACACGTTGAGTAGTTAATCCTAATTCGTTTACGTAAGTCAGAATACCTCTACGTGCTTCACCTTTCCAAACAACATGCCAAACTTCAAAAAGATTATTGTTTTCAGCTGCAATATTAACAGGTTGTTTTCTAAATAAATCTCTCTCTTCTTTATTGAACTTTTCACAAGCAGCAGGATATGTTTCAAAATAGTTATTATAAAGAAATTGAGTTCTAGTGTTTCCAATCTCTGATGTAGCATAATATCTATTAAGAAAATCTCTATCTTCTTTAGATAATACATCGTCAAACATATCTATAATTTGGTTGTAAGACATTAGCATCCTACGAGCAAACATATCATGATCTTCAATAAAGAAATTAGCATTAGGAACAGGATAAGCTTCAATAACTGGAACGTTTTCTTTAAATATTTCAGATCCACGAATGTCACTATAAGTATAACATTCTCCAAGAGAACAATAGTTAAAGAAAGCAGAAAGATAAACTAATGTATCTTGAGTTATACTTCTTATATAATCAAGAAGGTCTTGTGCTTGTTTACTCTCTTCATCAATATAATTCTCATTAAAATCTCTTACAAACTCCTCAGGATCAGGCATTGCTTCTTGTGGATTAAGTTGCTCCACAGGAGTACCTTGTTGTTGAGCTTGATTTTGCATTTCAGCCCAACGTCTTTCAAACTCTTGTTTAAAAGCTTGTTGAGCCATAAGTGCA